CTTCGTAAGACGAACGATCCTTCGAGCGATACCACGACGTCGAAAATCCTCAAACGTCGTGATTTTCGCAATCGTGAAACGATGGAAACGTTGGATGAACCTGACGTAGATTTCGGCGACGGGCCAGTTCTCGAGCTCACCGTTTACGGTAACATCGTCGCAGATGGTGAAGAATTGCGATTGCGATTCTCTTGCCTTGATGAAACGATCGAACCGTTTGACGAAATCTTCACATCGAACCCATTCATAGTTGTTTTCGTCCTCTCCTTCTTCTTCTTCTTCTTCCCACAGACGGTAGTCCTCTTCTTCCCACAGATGACGGTACTCCTCCATTAGATATGGTGTCGAGAGTCGAGTTGTGACGGTCACCGGACAGGTCAGTCCGACTAGTGTCACCCAAATTTGACCAAATTTGTATATTTTTAGAAAATTTGTATATTTTGCGTAGTTGTGTCGGAGCCAAAAAATATACAAATTTGTATATTTTTGGAAGACCTTCTTCGGACGGCACCCCCACGTGTGGTCATAACTCGACGCGATGAACGTCTCGTACAGAGGCCTCCTCGACTGCATCGAAAAACGGGGGCGCACACAGGCCGAGAGGGAAACGCAATTCATCCGGGTACTCAACGATATCATCTTCGAAGCACGGTCTACCATGACCGACGCGGTGTACATGAGGGTGTGTAAGAAGCTACGGAGGGCGTACCTCAACGAAAAATCTCGACATAAACTCGTTAGAAAAATAGTCGATACTATTAGGAAGCATGAATCTGAGTCTCGAGGATCAACCAAAGCTCGTGCAATACTTGACCGTAGATTCTAGATTTGTGAATGGGACGAACAATACATTTTCCCTAGACTTTACCCTGGAAAGCAACACCCACCCCCAGGGGCTGTCCAAGGTGTGCGGTATCAAGGTCGTCGAGTTCTACGTCACACAAGTCGGAGGAAATTCGAGCAACCTGAACACGGACATCGCAAAGTACGTCGATGTCGTGTGTGAAGACATCCCCACACCGGGGCAAATCCTCGACGAGAGACACTCCGCGATACTCACCCGCGTACCCCTCGAGAGACACTTTTCCGGGGGAACCAATAACATCCTCATAAGGGACAAACAGTGGAAACCATTTCAGCGTAAATTAAACTATTTCAACCCGATCTCTATAAAGAAACTAAATTTTAGACTATATGAGATGCAGGATGACGGAGATTATCTCCTCCTAAATCCAGCGTGTACGTGGCATATGATACTCGAAATTCACACTATCGACGTGAAAGCGAAGCCGGTCGATAAAAATGCCCAAATCCTCGTTGCCCTCGATAAACTCATAAAGAAGATAGACACCCTCAATACGAATGTTAAAAAACTCCCCGAAAAACCCCCCGATGAAAAGAAGAAATATCCGTTTAGTCTTCTCGTGGCGATCGTCAGCTTGCTGGTGGGAGCTTTCGTCTACTGGGCGAACCGAAACACAGGGGTAACCCCGGTTGGTATTCCTGCGTACCCACCTGTTTGAACAACACAGTTTTCTTCTTCATAATTTTCTTCCGCACGAAACATAGTTGACACTTGTAATAGACCAAACCGGAAGATTTCTCACCAACCTTTCTCCACTTGTGCGTATCGTCACCCGTCGTGACGAGGGGCGGTGCCCTCGGCTTGCGCCCGCGCTTGCGTGTGCGCACAACCTTTCGAGGAGGCGAGGGTGGGGGCGTCGGCGTCGGCGTCGGCGTCGGCGCGCAACTGAAAACCGTGTTTGGAAACATGCTCCGTATGTCTCTACACGGGGGATATCCCTCACACGAGCATATCTCGTAGTGCATCATTTTGTGACGATCGCGATGGACATCGTCGTCGAGACGCCGAGGAAGAACTGGAGCGAACTCTTCTACTCGGCGATGAAATGCGACCAACTTAACGTCGTCGACGCCCTCCTTCATCTCGAGAGCGGTGTCAATCTCGTGCACGGCGTGCCGAGGCGCCACTGGGGCGATCTCTTCTTAGCCGCCCTCCGGTGCACCCGACCGGAGATCGTGCGCGCCCTTTACTCCCTCGGGTTCGAGGAACCGGTGGAGTATCCACACCTCGTGAGGGAACTCGTGGAAGAATTCAGCGTACAGACGTGGAACACGAAACTCGCGGAGTGCCTCCGGGTCATACTCGACCACAAACAACCGTCTCCGGTGAGAGATACGCCAACCACGAGACACTGGAAGATGCGATTCAAGAAACCGGACACGATCTATGAAAATCCACAAGGGATTATGATTCCATTTCCACGAAAATAAAAATAACACGGTATTGTAGCATGTTGCCCATCGTCAACCATGCCAGGCTGGCAAGGATCGAGGTGGCACAGAAACCAACGGTCGAAATGTCCCTGAATAATGTATGTATAGTTGTAATAATTTTAGCTGCGCTTGGCCTTTACAAAAGATACAAGGATATCAGTCATAAGCGTGCACAATTGAATGCTTTATCGCTTTAGACGGTTCTAAGTAAATGTCGCGCTTCATCAAACGATCGAGCTTTTTCTCCGGTATCTTCGTTTTGTTCATGTAGGTGGCACGAATCATCTTCATGAATTTCTCACACGTGCGAATCTCATCCTTCATCTCCTCGTATTTGCCCCACATGCCACTCGACAGTTGGTGAATCAATATGTACGCGTTCCGCGCGATGCGCCTCTCCGCGCCTCCGAGGAGCATGAAGGTCGCGGCCGAACAACAGGCACCTTGGGCTATAGTCACCACCCGAACCCGACTCTTTTCCAACAGGTTCATAAGACTGAAACCACAAAAGAGGTCACCCCCCTCCGAGCAGATGTGCACGCGAATCTCCGGTTCGTAGTTCAATATCTCAGCGGAAATCCTCAACAAGTTTTGCTCCAGTCTCTTAAACTTTTCCACAAATTCCAAAGTGTTCTCATTATTGATCTCACCATAATAATACATCTCATTACCGGTGACCTTGACAACCTCAACCTCTTCGTCCTCATCCTCATTCTTCCCTAAGACGTATTGCATCCTTGATGAGTTTCTTAATCGTATTCACGTCTCGTGCCTTTAATTTATTTTGAATGCACAAGTGATTCATCACATCGAATGACACCGGGGAAATGTTATACGCCATCAGGTGCTCAATCTTTTTCTGTCTCGCGTAGAGGTGGAGTAAGTACAGACTCTCGTGATCCACGACAGATGGATACACGGGATTGTCCTGACGAATCGTCTTTATCTTTTCCTGTCTCATGCGAGTGTTCCCGTGCTTCGTCCAACCGCTTCCGGGTCGAATCTTTTCCCTCTTCAGGGGCATACCCATGTGATACTTTGGACAATGGAGCGACCGGTTCACGAAATATGGCATCAAGTCCCACGCACCCTCCTTGTACATCACACCGTCGAGGAGGTCGGCGTCACTGAAACTCATCGCACACCCGACCACGTTCACCCCAACTGAGTCTAAATAATTAGTTTGGAAAATATCAAACATATGTCCATGTTCCTGACAATACCCGGAGGTATGCCTAGACTCCACATTCGACAAGAGATCATATATGATGTCCTTCGGGGTGACAAAAAGATCTTGTGCATCAAATCCCTCGTTGTACGATAAGTATGTTCGAATGTTACCCTTACTCCGAATCGCCGCGTCCATACTAAATTTTTGTGGAGTCAACAGAGCCAACCTATCCGGTGGGTGGGGTGGAATTATTAATGTCTTGAAATTAGGAAGCATAAACATCGACGAACTCGTGACGATCAAACTTCCACGTGTCAAACGACCACCCGAAGACACCTCCTCCACCACGGGCTTGAACACCGGTTCGTAATCGTCCACGTACACATGCTTCGAACTCCCCCGGATAAAATCAAGAAAATTACTTTTTGATTTCATGTGTTCACACAATAACTCAACACCCTCCCTCCGTGAAAAAAATTTTTGAAGCACATACGTCTTTCCCACACCGGAAGAACCCGTGATGAACACGTTGTGACCCTCGGAGACCAAAGCCTCGAGTCTCTCTAGGGTGCGCTCGTGCAAGTTCACGTCATCCTCCGGTTGTTTTTTTTCCTCCACAGTTTTAATGAAGGCGTCCATAGACCTTACTAATCAGGCAATAGATATGGTACTCAAAAATGACGCACTCAACGAACGATTGATTTCACCGATAAAGAAAAAATTATTTCCATTCGTTGCGTGTGTGGGACTTTTTAATATGTTATTGCTTTTACTCCTTATTTACATAGCCACTAATCTTCCATATCCAGCGCAGGCGTCGTCCGTCCAGACTCCGTAGGGGTCTCCGTCACGACTTTGCTCAAGGGCTCCGGCTCCTCCTCCTCCTCGTCGTCGGAGTGAAAAGGGGTCACCGGTTCCTCGTTCTTCTCCTTTTGCACGCGTCCGAAAATACTGCGCTTCAGGATCGTCGTGTTCTTCGGTGCCGTGATGAGACCCTCACCGCTTCTCCGGATAGCGTCCAGTTCCTTCATCAATCGCTTCTTTTCTCTGGAGTTTCCATCCGTGAATTCCCTCAACTTTTTCATGATGACATTTTCACGGATCGCGGGGAACGTCCGGATCGGGTGCAGTTGAAGAATCTCCGGTTTGTACAGCGCACTCCCGGGGAAAGTACGATCGAATTCTTCGAGGATCGATTTGGGAATGTCCGGTTGTTGTTCCAACATTCTGTCATATTCAGCCTTGCATTCTTCGATCATGATCACACCGTCTTTTGTGCGATCCTTCAGGGGGAGGGCGAGTTCTAACCGGATCTTCCTCGAGAATTTTCCGAAGAGGTACGCCGCGGCCTTGTGTGCCTCC